TGGCCGACATGCAGATCGATAAGGCAAAGCCGAACTACGTCGACCAGATATTCGCCCAGGAACTGCTCGCAGAGTTCCGCGCGCTGGATGCCGGGGCCCGCCAGTTCGAGGTAGCGAACGCCCAGTGGTTCCACTACCAGCTCACCCAGAACACGAACTTCGAGAAGCAGGTCAACCGGGTGGTGGATTCTGCACTCATGCGTGGCAAGGGTATCCTGAAGTGGTTCTGGGATGCAGAGAAGAAGCGCCTGAGGTGCCAGGCGATCAATCCGATCTACCTCATTGTGCCCACGGCCACCGACGAGCTCGCCGAGGCGGACTGGCTGGTGCATGTGCAGCACTTCACCGTCGAGGCCTACAAGCGGCAGCCGAACTTCCGCAAGGACGAGGAGTTCCTCAAATCCATCCAGGGGCGATGCGACGAAGCCAAGATCCACGAGAACGAGAAGTACGCCCGCGAAGGCATAACCCAGAGCGAGGATGGAAAGCTGATCGTGGTGTGGGAAGTCTGGTCCCGGGAGAATGGTGGCTGGAAGATCAGCACCTACTCCCCGGTCAAGGCGGATGAGCCGATCCGCCCGGACTTCGCCTGTCCCTACAACCAGGGCATCTTTGAGGAGGGGGCGCACCCCTTCTGTGAGTTCAACTACGAGGAGAAGGAGGAGGGCTTCTATGCCGGGCGCGGCATCACGGAGAAGGTCGCCCCGTTTGAGGCTTCGATCAACAAGGACTGGAACTCGAAGAACGACTACCAGACTTTCTCGACCGTCCCGATCTTCGTCCCAGGCAAGGACACGCAGGTGCCATCGACGGCTAACCTGACCCTGCAACCCGGAAAGCTTTTCCCCTGGAATATTTCCCCGGTGCAGTTCCCGGCCGTCCCCGGGGACCTGTGGCAGTCAATGTCCCAGACGCGCATGGTGGCCGAACAGGCCGTAGGCACGCCGGACTTCGGCACGAGCAACACGCAGGCCGGTGGCGGTGGTGGCGGCAAGAAGACGGCGACGGAAACGAACGTGATCGCGAATGTCTTCGGCGCCTCGCTCGGCCTGAAGGCCCGCAACTTCCGCCGCGAGCTCGCACATGCTTACAAGATCGCGTGGGCGCTGCTTCGCCAGTACGGCCTCGAAAACCTGACTTTCTGGTACCGCGACGAGTTGCAGCAGGCCGACCGCAACGCCCTGCAGGCCGCCTTTCGCATCGAGCCCTCAGGGAGCGGCGACAACATCAACCGCCAGCTGATCATGCAGAAGGCGGTCGCCCGAAAGCAGATGTTCACCGGCAACCCGAACATCAACCAGTACGAATTGGACAAGTCCGTACTCGAGGCCGACGACCCGCGCCTGGTGCAGCGGCTGCTCATGGACAACGCCACGAGCAAGCAGGATCAGATCGAGGATCAGGCTCAGGAAATCACCGTGATGCTGCTCGGCTTCCAGCCCGTCATCAAATCCGGTGACGACGACATGAGCCACCTGGAAAGCCTCGTCGCGTTCGTCCAGAAGCATTCTCAGGGCCCGGGCCTCAGCGCCGACGCCCTCAATCAGATCGGCATCCACGCCGCCGGCCACCTTCAGGCCCTCAAGAAGAAGAACCCGCAGGCCTACGCCGCGAAGGGCAAGCAGCTGCAGATGTGGCTGCAGGAACTCCAGCAGCACGCCCAGGCCGCAGGACAGCGTGAGGCGATGATGCAGCAGCTTCAGGCCATGGCCGCCCAGGGCCAGCTCCCGCCGCCCCCGGCTGCCAGCCCGGGCCCCGGGCCTGACGCCCCGATGCCGCCGGCCGCTCCATCCGCCATGAACCCCATGGCCCCCGCTCCTCTCACCCAGTCCAGCCCCCTCACCGCATGAACCGCCTCCGCAAAATTTGGAACTGGTTGGTGATCCTGATCACCACCGAAAAGCACCAACTGGCCACTGAGCTCGCTGAGAAAACGGCGCTCTACCAGCTCAGCTCGCAGAGGCAGCACCCGCTCCTCGCCTACCTTAAGCAGCCGCTCACCTGGAAGCCAGATGTGGATTTCACCCCGGTGGAAATCGAGCAGCTGAAGGCGTTTTTCGCATCCTCCACGTGCAGGAAGCTGGACATCGCGATGCACAACATCGCCATGCAAGACCTGCAGCGCGCCTGGTCGGCGCCTGCTGCCCAGCGCGAGTTCGAGATCGGCGCCGCCCAAGGCCGACTGGCCGCGTGGGTCACCGCCAAAACATTTCCGGAAACGCTCACCCCGAAGTGTGGGCAACCCGAGGACACCGCCACGGGCGCGGCGAGCCTTGACCACCTCAGCCCGTAAGGTCCCATGCCCCCCGAAGACACACAGAATGCCGAGCCCGACCTGATGGCCCTCGCCATGCAGGCCGATGCCGCCACCTCCGACACCGCCCCTTCGCCCGAGCCGAAGGAAACCGTGAAGGCCGACGAACAGGCCAGCTCCGAACAGACGGGCACCCAGCCCGAGGCGCAACAGGAGGAACCCGCACAAGAGCAGACGCCCGCCCCTGAGAAGGAGGCCGCCCCGACTGAGTCCAAATTCAAGAAAGCTCAGAAAGAGCAGGCCCGCCTGGCTGATGGGTGGAAGAAGCTCGACAACGAGAAGGCGCAGCTGCGCGCCGAGCGTGAAGCCATCGCCCGCGAGCGCGAGGCACACCGTCGCCAGCAGGAAACTCAGTCTCTGTCAAAAAAGTCGGAGTCGAACGGACCTACTCCCGAGGATTATGAGACGCTCGCAGCTAAGTATGAGGCCCGTGGCGATGACAACATGGCCATGGCCGCCCGCCAGAAAGCGCGCGCCTTGCGTGATACACAGGCCCAGCAGGCCCCGGCTCGCACCGCGCAACCCGACTGGCAGTCGCCAGAGTTCCAAGCCAAATGGCAGGAGACCGTCGACGAGCTGATCCGCCAGGATCCAAGCCTCTCCGACAGCACCAATCCTGTCGTTGGAACAACGAACCGGCTCATCAACGATTCCAACTACGGACGGTTTTTCCGCGCCCACCCCGATGGTATCCGCGCTGCCCATGAGGTGGCCAGGATCATTGAGTCGGCCAGTACCGCCCAGACACAGCTGAAAGGCCTGCAACAGGAGCTGACAAAACTCAAAGCGGAGAATCAGCGCCTGACCAAACTCACCGCAATCAGCGGAAGCGCTCCCGCCGCCGGCAACCCGGTTCTAAACAAAAAGGCAGGGGTAGTCTCCGATGACGAGCTCATGCGCATGGCCCGCGAGGCCGACGCGCAGGGCGGGTGAGATACCGCTTCCGACGGACCATCATCATGGCCATCACCACCACGCTTGTCGCCAATACGATCCAGCCGCTTTATTCCAAGAAGCTGCTCGATCATGCCATCCAGCAGCTTTGCCTCCTGCAGTACGCAGTCCAGGAGGAGCTCCCGAACAACATCGGCGCGACCTCGATTCGCTTCTTCCGGCCGCCCCAGGCTGACCTGAGCCAGGTCGGCGCACCTGCCGCCCTCACGGAAGGCGTCGCTCCCACGAACTACCGCGATATCAGCTATACGCCTATCGACGTTCCGCTGGCCCAGATCGGCCAGGTCGCCCAGGTCACGGACCTCGCCACGAATGTGGCGCTCATCAAGTACCTTCAGACGGCGATTGATCTCATGGGCGAGGAGTTCGCCCTCGATGTCGACACCCGCCTGCGTAACTTGCTCAGCCACGCCACGACTGGCCTCACGAAGCGCTACGCGCAGGCCACTGCCACCTTCGCCGGACTCGCCGCCGCTGGCCTCGCCGCAGCGTGCGTCAAGCCGCAGGATGTGCTCGACGGCATGACCCGCCTGAAACTGAACCGCGCGCCGACCTTTGGCGGCAGCTACGTGTGGGCCGTTCCCCCGCAGGTCACGCGCGACATCCTGAACAATTCGGAGTGGCAGGCCATCATCAACCACGCTTACGCCGACAAGTACTTCAACGGCGAGATCGGCAAGCTTCACAACTGCCGCGTGGTCGAGATGACCAACCCCTACACCGAAGACGAGACCGAGGGCACCGTCGCGACAACCTTCTCGACTGGTGGCTCGAACACCACGGGCATGATCTACTCGAGCTACATCCTCGGGAAGGGTGCCTTCGGCACGGTGAACATGAAGAAGATGGGCAGCAGTCTCAACAAGCCGTCCATCATCATCAACGACAAGGCCGACAAGTCCGACCCGCTCAACCAGAAGACGGTCATCGGCTGGAAGGCCTTCTATGCCGGGGCGATCCTCAATTCCAACTGGGGAATCGCGCTGCGCACCAAGAGCCAGTTCGTCTGAGCCTAAGGGTAATAGGTCAGATGTTGTTGATGGGCGGGAGCCGTATGGGGTGGCTCCCGCCCTATAACCCAAACCCCATTTTGGATTTCCTCACATGCTCAACCCGACTCCTGGCGCCCCGCACTCCGCACTCACCGTCACCGCGACGGCTAAAACGTTTCTCCAATTGGGCCTCACGCTCAATCCCTTCACGACGCATGTGCAGGTCGCCGCCGA